GAGCGGGCGGGGTGTGCGCGGGCGCGGAAGTCGTGGCGGAGACTCGCGGGCATCGGGGCGCCCTGGTGGTGTCCCATGGCTCACTCGCTGCCCTCGTCCGTGCCCCAGGCCTCGCACGCGGCGTCCAGCTCGTCCGCGTGCTCCCACGAGTCGCCGATGGGATGGCTGGTCCAAGAGGACGGACCACCGTCGAAACTGGTGGGCCGGATCTTGCGGAAGACGACCTTGCGGGCCGCCTCGACGACCGCGGCCGGGCTGGCGTAGCCGTACACGGGCAGAGAGGTCGGCATCCGGCTTTCTCCGTGAGGTTCGACGATTTCGGCAAACAGCCACTGTGGGCCGCGGTCCGGTTCGCCGTACTCGGCCTCGAAGCCGGTGTGCCACTCCCAGATCAGCAGCAGGCCATGAGGCCAGTCTTCGGCGTGGCTGGTTTGCTGGAAGTCCAACTCGATGACGGCGTTGAGGTAGCAGTGCGTGCCGCGGGTCTCGCAGTCGTCGGTACGGAAGTCCTCCGTCGGCAGACCGGCGTTGTCGAGGGCCGTCCAGACGGCCTCGATGTAGTCGTCGTGCGGAAGTGTGCGCGGTGCGGTCGTCATGCGCTGTGCCTTTCGTGGTTGATGTGGAACTGCTGGCAGCCGTCGCACAGGCCGGTGGTGCCGTAGGGCAGCGGCATGGAGCACTCGGGGTCGGCGCACCGGGCGAGGGGCTCACGGGCGCGGACCGCGGCGAGCGCTGCATCGCGCGGCTTGCCCGCCTCTCCTGCGCCCGTCGATGACTCGTCTTTGCCGGCCTCGCCCGCGCGCTGCTGTGGCTGAGGTGAAAGGCCAGCCAGAGTGTGGTCGGGGAGGGGGTCCCTACCGTAGGTAGGGCTGTACTGGTAGACCCCCGCTACGGACGCTGTCCGGAACGCGTCCACTGACGCTTTCCGGGGGCGTCCATGGACGCTGTCCGGATCCGCGCGGGGCGCTCCGGAACCCCCGGCACGGACGCTGTCCGGAACGCGTCCACGGACGCTGTCCGACGGGTTTTCCACAGCGTCTGTGGACGCTGTCCGGGTCACCTCAGCGACCTGCTCGGCCTTCTTCTTCGCGTAGGCCTTCCGCTGCCGGGTGTCCGTCATGTGGTGGATATGTGAGGCCCAGTCGAGGCCCTTGCTCCCGATCGGGATGAGCAGCTGGTACATCGCGGACGCGTTCGGCCGGCGCTTGCGGGCGAGGACACCGACCCCCATGAGGACCTTCACGGCGCGCGTGACGGTCTCCTGCGAGCAGCCGGACAGGGTGGCGAGGGTGTCCCGTCCGGGGAAGGCGTTGGAGCCGTCGGCGTCTGCATAGGTGGCGATCCACATGCCCACGGTCACGACGCGCGCCACTTCGGGGATGCGCCGGCCGACGCGTAGGACCTCGGCCCGGAGGGCGTTGGTCCACGCGTTGCGAACGCTCTGCACGCGGTCGTCAGTGCTCACCTGGATCTCGTCTCTCGGTTCGTTCAGGCCTGGCTGGTGGACAGGGAGCGGCGTTCGTGGGCCGCGTTGCGCAGGCGGCGCCGGTAGAGGGCGGCTTGGCACGGCGGGCACAGCGGGATTCCGTGCCGCTCGTGCAGGTCGACGCCCCGGGCCTTGCCGCAGTGGCCGGTCCACTCGGCGATCGCGGCCGGGTCGTCGATGGTGTCGTCGTCCCAGGCCCCGACGGGCGCCCAACGAGCGGCCGCCGCGCGGGCCTTGGTATGGCGGACGCTGACTGGGTCGACACCGTGTGTGGCTGGGTCAGCGCAGCTCAGCCGGTTGTAGACGTTGGCCACCAGGCGCGCGGTCGACATGGGCACGGTGGATGCGGTGAGCAGCTGGGATAGCTGGTACTCGGTCATGCCGAGCCAGTTGGCGAGGCGGGCGTGCGGGTAGCCGACCGTTCCCAGGGCGTGGGGGCGGGGGCGGATCGTTCCCGCCGCGTGCACGCTCGCCTCCGGACGGGCCGTCATGCCGCACCGCCGAAGATGGCGTCGTACAGGACATCAGCCCTCTGGTTCGCCTCCCGCATGGGCCGGTCCGCCAAGTGCTCGCCCGCGATGCACCCCTTCATTCCGCAGGTTGGCAGTGCCTTCCCGACCGGCTCGCGCCCGTTGTGCAGCACGAAGGCCACTCGCGGCGCAGCCTGGGGAACCTGCCGGTAGCAGACGCGAGGGGTGCCGTCCTTGTCGCGGTAGCCGATCCAACGCACGTGCCCGCCGTCGATCGGCTCAGCGAACTGGCGGAACGCGTCTTCGAGAGAGACATAGGTGTTCCGTCGCCCACGCCGGGGCGCCGGAAGACCGAGGGCGTCGCGTGTCTTCTGAACGGTGAGCGGTGCTACATGGAGCTGGCGGGCGATCTGTATCTGCGGGACGCCGGCACGGAGCAGCTCGGCGATGTCGGCGCGGACCTTCATGCTTCCTCGCCGCCCTTCTGCTGCTCGTCGCGGACGGCCGGCCGCAGCCGGTCGCACCCTGCATCGACCTCGGGCGGACCAACGCGCTCGTAGAGGCCAGCGAGCGCAGCCAACTGCTCGTTCAGGTGGTCGTCGAGTTCCTCGAGGAGACGCAGCGCGTCGGGGCCGACGTCGTGCTGTACGCCGGTCAGGAGCGGCATACGGTTTCGGGCGGCGGCCACGATCAGGTCACGCTTGAGGGGCTCCCGGAGCGCGCGGCGTACCTGCCACGCGCAGAAGAGGGCGCCGACGATGGAGACGGCGATGATGACGATGACCTTGTCTGTGCTCATGCCGCGCTCCGGTTGCGGTAGCCGGCGGTGCCCATCCACGTGCGGCAGATCGACGAGTGCACCGTCGCGCGCTTCGACTTGGCGTAGCCGCACGCCTCGATGACACCGGCCGCCGCCGCCCGGAGGAACGCGGGCCCCCACCGGTTCGGGCTGTCCGGCTCGTCGACCAGGCCCTCGGCGATGAGGTCCGCGGCCTGGAACTCGACGCCACGGCGGGCCATCAGCTCGATGGCGGCCGCGCAGGCGTCGGCCCACTCGATGGGCGTGTTCGCCTGGGCGAGGGCCATGCCGTCGGCTTTCGCCGCCTCCCCGGCGGACGGGCCGACGGCGCCCTGCACGGGCTCGGGGAACTGGAGTTGCTCCGTCACGGTCGGCCGCCGCCCTTCTTCTGCTCGATGGCCAGGCGGCTGATGCCTGCGACGGTCGCGAGGAGAGCGCCGATGGAGGCGACGTACTGGTCGCAGTCCGCTTCGAGCGCGGTTTGGAAGAGTGCGAGCGCCGTCTTGGTGTCTCGGTTGCTGTAGGCGACGAGGAAGCGCGCGGCGAAGGCCTTGGGCGGGTCTTCGTCCAACGAGCCGGGGACCAGCTGCTGGAGAGCCCACATGCCGCCGTTCTCAGGCCGCGGCGCGCGGTCGCCGTAGATCTGGCAGAGCATGTGCTCGCCTGCGGAGGCGATGGCGCAGCACACGCCGTACATCCGGTTGTTGTCGGAGTTAGTGCCGATCGTGATCAGGTGCTGCGCGGCTTCGTCAGCGTTCCCGGCGACGGCATGGGCAAGCGCCTCGAAGACGTGCTCTGCAGTGGTGTCGAGGTTCACTGGTGCCCCCCGTGCATGCGCGAGAGGGCGTCACCGGCCATCTCGGCCAGCTGCTCGTCGGAGGCCGCGAAGAAGGCGTCCGGGACGGTGACCGCGTCCCACACGGCGCGCGCCCAGCGGGCGTCACCCAGCGCGGTGTGCGCGACCTCCGGGGCCGGGGCCTCGACCTGCACGTGCCGGGAAACGTCGTGCGAGTGCCACGGCCAGCCGACCGCGCGGGCGACCTTGCTGTACCAGGTGGCGTCGCAGTCGTTCCGTGTCCGCTCGGCGGCCCGCCCGTACAGGGAGCCGACGGCGAGGGTGACGATGTCGACCGTGCGGTAGTGCCAGGGCGCCGCGTCACCGTAGTAGCGGGCGAACAGGTTGCGGATCATGTCGGCGTCGAACGCCGGGTTCGAGCCGATGAGGACGGCGCCATCGAGGAGGTGGTGCAGTCGGGTGGCCACGATGTGCGGGTCGTTCCAGCGCCAGTCCGGGGCCGACGTGCGCTCGTGGTACCGGTTGATCTCCAGGGCCTGCGGGTCGGCATTCGACAGGTCCGGCTTGATCCGGAAGATGTGCTCTTCGTCGCGGCCGTCGGCGCGCAGGATGACGGCGATCTCCCACGCGTCGTGTACGAACGGGTCCAGGCCGATCGTCTCGCAGTCGACGAACGCGAGGAGTTTCGGCTTCCTCGTGGGTCGGGTGCTGCTCATGGTGCTCGCTTTCTGAGTGTGGGGTGCCGGGGCCCCGCCCGGCGGGGGATGTGATGGGCGGGGCCCCGGCCGGCCGCCGAGCCCGGAACGGGGGAGGCTCGACGCGGCCTGTCAGGTGGTCAGTTGGCGCGGTGGCGGCCGTGCTGCGGAACGGGGTCGTCGTCCGGCTGGACGTGTCCGTGCCGCGCCCGGTGCGGGAGTTGCTGCTGCCGCATGTGATGGGCGGCGCGGCCGACGAGCGTGGGGACATCGAAAAGCGCGAAGAGGAAGAACACGGCCCACACGGCGGTCAGCCACAGCAGCCACTCGAGGGCGCTCACTCGTCAGCGTCCGGGTCGTACTCGGCGGGGACCTCGAGGGGGGTGACGATGTAGCCGATGCCGAACGGCTTGTCGCGGTCACCGAGGTCGAACAGCTCCTCTGGAGAGTCGTCTTCGGTGGGCTCGTCGGTGCGCCATTCCAGCGACGCTCCGGGTGTCTCGCGGCGCGCGACCGTCATGCAGTGGTCTCGGGCGGCCTCGCGGGTGCGGTAGTAGCCCATGACGATCGACTCGTGCTCGGCCCGGTACACGGTCCCGAGCGCGGCCTCCAGTTCGTCGACGCGATCCAGCAGCCACTCGATGACCGGAGCCAGATCCTTCCCAAGCGGCATCGGCACCCGGCGTGGGAAACCGTTCGGGGAGAGGGCACCGCGCATGTTCAACGCGTCGTTCCGCAGGGCAACCAGCTCGGCGGCCTTCTCCGGCGACATCAGCAGCTGCGCCGATTCGAGTGCGAGCGCGATGCCGGCGGCCGTCCGATTCTGGGTGAGCGCGGCATTGATGACACCCGCCACCGAGTTCACGAGCTTCGTGTTCATGCCGCCACGACCTCTCGCTTAGCACCGATCGGCGTGGCCTGGAACTTTCGGCGCCACCGGTAGCTGGGGTTCGGGGCCTTGGTCTCGGTCCACTCGATCGGGCCGTGGCACTTCCGCAGCGGGTTGTGGTACCAAACCCGGCGCATGGCCAGGTCGCCACACCCGGGACAGGCGATCACCGGTCCGATCGGGTTGCCGGTCAGCTCGACGCGCTCGAAGTCGTCCAGTCGCCGGAACTCCAAATCACCGCTGAGGATTCGCGTACCGTCCAGCTCGATGTCGGTGTAGTCGTCCGCCCAGTAGGCGAGGGCGGCATCCTCGTTCTCCGCGTTCACCCACACGACGCGGGTGACGGTCTCGACGACGACGATCGGGAACCTGCGCTCGTCCACACCCCACGTGTTCGCGGGCCGGGTGCGCTCCAGCAGCGCTGCGATTGCCGGGGCGGGCTCGTTCGGGACGACTCGCGGCCACGACTCGTTCAGGTACTTGTGGGGGCCGGAGTGCTTCAGGTCCCGCTCGCACTCACGCCAGGAGTCGCCGGGCATCGGCTCGCCGCACTTCACGCCGCCACCTCGCTGAGGATGCGCGGCGCCTTGACCTGGTCGGTGGTGAGCAGGATGCCGTGGACGGAGATCGTGACCTGAATGCCCGCCTGGACGGCGGACCCCTCCAGCCAGGACTCCCGGCCGCGGGGGTGCAGCAGCACGTCCTCCGGCGCGACACCGAGCACGGCCAGCCACTCGTTGAACTCGGTGGGCGTGTGCACGCTCAGGTCCAGGGTTGCGGCCTTGCCCAACCACGGCCGGTGGATGGTGACGTAGGGGGAAGGCAGATCGGGGTGCTGGTGCGCCAGTTCGGCGAGCACGTCGATCGTCGACGCCTGAAGGGAGATCGGGTCGGTTGTACGCTCAGTGGTCACGGTGACCTCTGCTTTCTGGTTGGTAGGGGCGCCGGTCGGGGGTCGCCAGGCCGGGCAAAGTCGGGCGGCCCTTCGGCGCGTTCGGGGGTTCAGGCGCTAAGCGGCTCGACGGCCGTGCGCTCGTTCTGGCGGCGCAGGTCGTCGGCGGTGAACGTGATCCGTCCGCCGTCACGGTGGTGGAACACCTCGCGCCGGTAGCAGCGCTCACGCAGAACGCGGACGCTGCGGTACGGCAGCAGCTGCAGGGCGACGACCTCTTCGGGCGTCCAGCGACGGAATTCGGCTCCGTCGTGCTGCGTGGGGAGCGCGGTGGGGGTGCGCTTCTTGGTGGTGGGGGTGCGCTTCGTGGCCTTGGCGGTCACGGTGTCGTCTCCTCGTCGAGGATCAGGCTCTCCGGGATTCGGAGGGCAGCGGCCACCCTGCGGAGCTGCTCAGAGCCGACGTCCCGTATCTGCTCACGTTCCAGGCGGGACAGGTATCCGCGATTCAGGCCAGTTTGAGCTTCCAGCTCGGGAAGGCTCAGCTTCCGACCAAGGCGGATGCCTCTGATCATGCGTCCATTGGGCTTCACACCGAGAATCTGAGCACACCCTCACCACGAAGGCAAGCACTCTGCCTACATTCTGAGCACAAAGCCAGGCGCGTGCGGCATATGCCGCGCGGCCCTGCGTTGAGCCGTATGCAACGGATGGGGCGCAAAGTGCCTAATAATGCCCAGGTCAAAGGCCCGAACCTGAGCTATGTGCATGCAACCCACCTATGCCAAGATGTGGACTTATGGATGAGACGACCAAGAGGTTGGGGGAAGCGCTCCAGGCAGCGCGCGAAGGGCGCCGACCTCGACTCACCCAGCCAGAGGCGGCCAAGCAGCTCGGCGTAGGCCGCAGCACTATCCAGAACATCGAACGAGGCCAGTTCGCGAAGATCAATCGGACGGTGCGCCAGTACGCCACCCTGCTCGGCTGGCCCGACGGCGCTGTAGAACGCGTCGCCGCAGGGCAGGCGCCGGCCGCCGGAGCCGAAGCGGAGGCCGAAACGGGGGAACCTGCTGGCAACTCAGGGCTACCTCTTCCGCCAGCCGTGGAGTATGAGCTCCGCACGAACGAGACGCTGGATTCGACCGTCATCAACTTGGGGCCGGACGAGGACGACGGGCACGTCATCGTCGTGCTGCAAGGCCGCAAGGGCGCCACGCCGGAGGAAGTGGCGAAGATCGCGGAGCGCTATCGAAAGGCACGCCGCTATCTGCAAGCACTAGCCACTGAGGCTGACGAGGTTGCAGATCCTTGATTGACCCATGCGAGGTAGATGCATTTCAGCCAAACGTGTGGTTGCATGCACAGACAGTCACCGAGAGGGGGCACCGCTCGGCGAACAGGAGCAGTCATGCTCAAAATCGAGGTGAAGCGTCATAGCAAGCGCGAGGACTACTTCGAGCCCTGGATTGAGAGATTCGATCACGGTGGTGGGTGGAGGTTTCACTTCCACTGGGACGACATCAGCGACGAAGGCGTAGAGGCCTTCCGCGAGATCTACGAGCAGCAGTCGACGTGCTGGCGCCCGCGTGCGGCCGATGCGCCGCGCGGCCCGCACATCCCCAACAAGATGGAGCGGAAAGCCGTACTGCCCGACGGTGAGAAAGTGGCCGTCTACGACACGCCAGACGGCAACCTCTACATGGTGCGCGCCGACCTCATCTCGGAGCGAGGCGCCCGCCTCATGGCCCGCGCCCAATGGGAGATCTCCCGACACTGGGAGCGCATCCCGCCTGAGGAGCGGACGGGGGAATAACCGCGCGACCGGCTGGCAGAGAAGGGGGCGGGGTATGGCCTATGCGGAGAAGGTCTACAAGGTCCGCAACGGGGTGAAGACGAAGCAATTCACCTGGCGAGTCAAGTACAAGGCGCCGGACGGGCACGTACCGGAGGAACTGTCCAAGTCCGGCTTCGCGACGAAGAAGCTCGCGGAGGACTGGGGGAACGAGCAGGAGCGGCTGATCCGGGAGGGGACCTGGATCGATCCTGCGAAGGCCACGGTGACGTTCGGCGAGTTCGCGCGCACGTTCATGAAGTCCCGGAAGAAACGCGGCCGCACGACCGGTACGCGCTGGGACAAGTTGGAGAACCACATCCTGCCGCGCTGGGACGGCGTCCCGATGCGGAAGATCTCGTGGTTCGACGTCGACACCTGGCAGCAGACCATGGACATCGAGGACGTCAGCCGCGGGCACTGCGTCAGCCTGATGTCGACCATCATGACCGCGGCCGTCGACGCCGGGTACGTGACGGTGAACCCGCTATTCGGCCGGCGGCGCACGAAGGACACGTCCGGTGACGCGGCCCGGCCAAAGGCGCCGAAGGTCAAGCGGGACGGCGGCCCGCGGCCGGAAGACGCCGTCCTCCTGGCGGAGCGGCTCGGCCCGGCGGTCGGCGTCCACGTACTCACCACGGCCTTCGGGGGGCTGCGGTGGGGCGAGGGCCTCGGCCTGCACCGGGACAACACGCTGCTGTGGCGGCGCCAGCCGTGGGGGGCCGGCGAATTCGCCTGCCCGATCCTCCGCATCAAGGAGGAGTACGCCGAGTACCAGGAGCGCGACGAGGACGGCGCCAAGAAGGGCTACGTCCTGAGGCTGGAGCCGACGAAGAACGACGGCTCGACGCGGGACGTGGACGTGCCGCCGTTCCTCGCTCTGCTGCTGAGCTACCACCTACAGGACTGGCCGCACGAACGTATCTTCTGCACGCCGTCCGGGAAGCCGTGGCGGCGGGGGAACTGGTCGCGCACCTTCCGGCCGGCCTGCGACGGACGGCAGGAGCGGGAGAAGCGCCAGGGCGTGGCGTACCGGGCGGCGTGGGATCCGATCCTGCCGGGCCTGGATATGCGGGCCCTGCGCGCGCTGCACGACACGCTGCAGTCGGAGCTTGGTGTGAAGGAGCCGCTCGCCTTCGAGGCGGCCGGGCACCGGCGGCCTGGCATCAAGCGGCACTACCAGAAGCCGACCCCGGCGATGCGCGCCGAACGGCTCGACGGCCTGGAGGAGACTTTCTGGCGCGCGCTGCGTAACGTGGGGTTGAGGACGTTGTGGAACAGGGTGGATCTCCGAAAACGGCCCCCGGAGAGTTGACCTCCTAAATTCCTCCTAAATGATCACTCGCGATGCAACGGCAGCGGGTGTCACCAGGAGGTATCCCGGTTCGAAGCGCCATTCTCCTAAAGCGGGTGTCGCAGGTTCGAATCCTGCCGGGGGCACAGCGTTGAACAGGGCTAAGGCCCCGGAACTCCCAGGTCAGGGGGCATCCGGGGCCTTTCTCATGCCTCGTGATCCCACTCTGCCTACACACTGACTACACCCTAAATACGCGCTCACTACTGGAGTTGACCTCCTAAATTCCTCCTAAACGATCATGGCGTTTCCGCAGGTGAGCCCAGACGCGAGCAACCCCCGCACTCCCGTAGGAGGCGGGGGTTGCCCTGTGTGCCGGGGCCACCGAGAGGGGGCTCCATTTCAGTGACGCCCGGCACGAATGAGGCCGGCGCAGGTTCGGTGCGGTGCGCCGACTGATCCATGTCTATCAACCCAGGTCAGAGCGGGAAATCACCCATCCGTGTGAACGTGTGTTCGATTCCCAGACACTACCTGGAGCCCTGCGGCATATGCCAGTAAGCCGCAGAGCTGCCATGGGGGGTGGCGTAGCCGGTGGCGCGGGAAGCAGCTGGGGGCCTGCGAAGATCACAGAAAGCCCGCTGTCACCGGGCTGACATATGATGATGCAGGTCAGAGCGTTTGTCGAGTGCTTCCCGACCCGCCCGACGATCGTGAATGGCTGCTACGAGAGAGCCAACGTATCGGCAGACGAATCCGAGACGAACGCATAGACCGCAACCTCACGCAGGAGGCCGTGTTCCTGCGGGTCCCGCTGACTCGGAGCTTCTACCAGGAGATCGAGTCTGGGCAGGCGAACCCCACACTCGACACGCTGCTACGGATCTCGCGCGTCCTCGGTGTCACCATCGACCTCCTCCGCTAGAGCAGGCATCAGTGTCCTGCTGTAGTGAATTCCAGTCCTGTACGAACAGAAACCGTTCTCCCTGCATATATCTGCGCAGATGCTGTGAGCCCCGCGTGAAGGTCTCGCCGTGCGTGGAAGCGCAGGCCTGAGCCGACCGACCGGTTCGGGGAACCTGACGAGGCGGCCCGCCGCCGGCCACTGGGGAGGGACCGGCGGCAGGCCCGCGGCCACCCGTCACGGGGGTTACAGGGCGACCGCATCCCCGGCGCCGGCTGCTGGTGTGGGACGTGGCAATCAAAGGCTGCAGTTCGTTGCTGCGAGGGGTGGTCGCTGCAACGAAGCTGGGGTTGGCTCTGCTGCGCAGCCACGATGACGGGTGACGGGGGGCACCGGCCCGGGGCCGCGTTTCGTCCCGCTGCCGGCGCGCTCGCGGCGCACACCGGCAGCGGGGGTCTAACTGAGTGGGATGCCGCAGCCGCCGCACTTCCAGCCGTCTTCTGTGCCTACCGGCTGGCCCCCGCATGAGCACAGGAGGATGCGCAGGACGGCCGCGATCGGCTGCCTGAGCTTCGTCATCGCATCTCCTTGCCGCGGGCGGTCCGACACGCCTGCCGGTACTCGCGGTGCAGGCGGTCGCCGGTCTCGCACACGGTGTTGAGGCTCTTGCCTTCGTCGTCTGCGGCCGTGCAGGCCGGGCAGGCGGGGTAGTGGTCGAGCATGGCCTTCCACGCGGTCTGTTCGCTCGTCTCGTGGCTGTGCTGCTGGTCGGTGCGGGATGCCATGGTCAGCTCCCGGTCAGCTGCTCGTAGTGGTCGCATAGTGCGTTGAGGACGCGGGCCAGGCGGCGGGCGTGTCCGATGGGGCCGCCGGTTCTGCTGTTCGGCTGGACTTCCAGGCGGCTGCGCGCTTCCCATACGCATCCGAGGATGGCGTACCGGAGGCTGCCCGCCTTGATCCTGCGGGCGGCAGCCTCGACTTCGGGGGCGAGGACCTCGAGGTGCCCGCGTACCGTCGCGGTCAGTGTCTCCAGCTCGGCGCCGGCGGGGGGCAGTGCTTCGGGGACTGCGTCCGGGTCGAGGAGCCGGTTCACGGTCTCGCGCATGGTGGTGATGTCCGGCGGGTCTGTCTGCCTCCGCTCTGACGCGGTCGGCGTGAGGCTGGTATTTGTTGCCATGTCGGCGCTCCTTGGAAGCGTTGGCCACGCCCCGGGAGGCCACCACCTCGCCGGGGTCTGAGAGCTCAACCTTGCGAGCGCTGACGGCTTCTGACTTCCCGCCGAGGGGTACCCATGATGGGTACCCTCACATCAGACCACGCCATCACCAAGCGCGACGGGGCACCTCATGACCGGTCACGTACCGCCAACCGCGCTCCCCCGAGAGCTTCTTGAGCGCCCCGAGGTGCGGTCCGCGCTGGCCTCACACGACTTCGGAACCGTGTTCCTCCTCGCCCGCTCCGAGGCAGGCATCAGCTACTCGCAGATCGCGGCCGAGTGCGGGATCAAGCCGGAGCGTGTGGGAACGCTGGCCAAGGGCAACGGCAGGGTCACCTCGTTCGAGAAGATCGTGCGTCTCGCCGACGCGTTCCGCATCCCCGGCCACATGGTGGGCCTCGCCCCCCGCCCGTGGGAGATACCCGCCGATGCTGCGCCCCGCCGAGAGTTCCTTAAGACCTCCGCTGCCGCGAGCCTCGCCGTCGGCCTCCCTGAACTCTCCCGCCCCTCCACCGGCGGCCGTGTCGGCAGCGACCTTCCAGAGAAACTGCGGCAGCGCACCGCCCGCCTGCGGCGCCTCGACGACGTCCTCGGCGGCGGCGACACCTACCGCACCTACCTTGGCGAATACCAGTCCACAAGGTCGCTGCTGCGCCACCGCACGTACACCCAGGAGACCGGGCGCGGTCTGCTGTCCGTGCTCGCCGAGCAGGCGCAGCAAGCCGGGTGGGCGGCGTTCGACGGCGGCCGGCATGCCGAGGCGCGTGGCCTGTACGAGGCGAGCCAGAAGGCGGCCACGGATGCGGGGGATGCGGCGCTCGCCGGGAACGCGCTGGCCTTCCTGGCGTACCAGGGACTCCGTGGGGACCGGAACGCCCGGCAGGACGCGGTACAGACGGCCGCCCGGTCGTGCGCCACGGCCGGACCGGATGCTGCGCCCGGGGTGCGGGCTCTGCTGTACGAGCGGCTCGCGTGGGCGCACGCGGTGGCGGGCAACGCCGACGAGACGGAACGAGCCCTCGAGGCCGCCCGCGCGGCCCTGGGTGAGGTCGACGGCACGCCGCAGCCGGACTGGGCGGCGTGGGTCGACGAGACTGAGCTGCAGATCATGTCCGGCCGGTGCTGGACGGAGTTGCGCCGGCCGCTGCGGGCGGTGCCCGTCCTCGAATCCGCGCTCGCCCGGTTCTCCGACTCGCATGCTCGGGACAAGGCCCTGTATCTGTCGTGGCTCGCCGACTCGTACCTGACCGCCGGGGAGGTCGAGCAGGCGGCTGCGGTCACGGGCCGCGTGCTCGACCTGTCCTCGGGGGTGGCGTCGGTTCGGCCACGGGAGCGGCTCGCGCCGGTACTTCAGCGGCTCGGCGAGCACCAGGCGCTGCCCGCGGTCGTCGACGTCCTGGAGCAGGCCCGAGCTTGAGCTACTCGGCGGGCGTGGTGTTCGCGGCGATCCAGTCGAGGCAGCCCTTTGACCCGGCCTCGATGGCGACGGCGGCGATCTCCGGGTTCAGCCACGGGTGGTTCTTCGCCAGGTGGGCTTCCAGCTCGGGGTAGCGGGCCCGGGTCGTTGTCAGCAGTAGCTTCCATTCCTCGCCGGTGCCGAACTCTCCGTCGTGCCAGAACGCGGACGTCACGGGGCCGATGATCTGCGCCCCGGCGGCGAGGCGTTCGGCGACGGCGGTGCGGGCGAGGTTGACGGCCTGGTCGCGGGTGGGGGTGGCGGTGGATACCTGGAGGAAGTCAGCCATGGTCGGGAGCGTATGCGCCGGCGGCGGACGCACGAAAGCGGCCCCACCCTCCCGAAGGAGAGTGGGGCCGCTTTCGTCACGGGTACTGGCGGCGGTGCGGGTCGAGAGCCATCGAGAGCGGGCCGTCGTCGGTCGGCTCCGGCTCCGGTGCGCTGTCTCTGCGACAGACGAGCGCGTCGGGGTCGTCCGGCGGGGCCTGAAGGCTGTAGCCGTCGGGGCAGGTCTGGCCGTCCTTGCCGTCGGCGCCGTCCCGTCCGTCTCTGCCTGGCGGCCCGCTCGGGCCCGGGACGGTGGAGTCGGCTCCCGCAGGGCCGGGTGGTCCCGACGGGCCGGGGACAGTCGAGTCGGTGCCGTCCTCGCCGTCCTTGCCAGGCGCCCCCGACGGCCCCGCCTTGCCGGGCTCTCCCTTCTCTCCCTGGGGTCCGCGCGGTCCGGGGATGGGGACGGGTACCCGGGTGCGGTCGTCGAGGTCGTCGACGGCCTGGCTCGGGTCGGGTGCTTTCGGTGTCTCGCCCGCGGCCTTCACCTGGGCGCGCAGGACGCGCACGTCGGAGGCGAGGACGCTGACCGCTTCGCCTCGCCGGTCGGCCTCGTCGGCCAGCTGGGTGTACCAGGACCAGCCGATGACGGCCGCCCCGGACAGGGCGATGAGCCAGCAGAAGACGGCGATCCATCGCCAACGCCCTGCGAGGGCCCGTTCTGCACGGGTCACGAGGGATCGCCTCCCAGGTTGATGACGAGGATGCGAAGACGCGCGTTCTCTTCCCGGTCGGCGAGGCGCTGCTCCAGGAGCTGCTCAATCCTCTGGTCGCGGGCGGTGAGCTGCTCGCGCAGCTTGTCGCGCTCTTCCTGGACTTGGTCAAGCTCGGAGTTCCAGCGGGTGGTTGCGGTCTCGCCCCGCTTGCCGAGGTACGCCACCACGCTGCCGGACAGGACCCCAGCGAACGCGAGTACCGCGCCGATGGTGGTGGCGTCCAAGGTGGCTCCCTACAGGTCGCGCGGAGGAGTGGGCGCCTGCTTGTTGGGGACGGCCCAGGTGAAGCCGAGCGCGGCGAGGACGGCGAGGCCTGCGGCCCAGCCCTCGGCGGCCGTGATGCGGTCGTCCGCCAGGGCGGTCGACAGGGTGCCGCCGCCCGCGACGACGCCAGCGACGACCGCCTTCCAGTACTTCGAGACCTTCATCCTCAGGCTCCCTTCTCCAGCGCGGTGACGCGCTTCTCCAGAGCGGTCAGCCGCTCCTCGACAGTCGGCGGCTTCGGCGCCGGCGTGGGCGTGCCCGGCGACCAGCCGGCCGCATGCTTGAGCCGCTCGACCACGCGCTTACGGATGTCCGGCATGGACACCCCGGGGCCGCGCGGGTCGACCTTGCCGGGCTGCCACTCCTTGTGGCCGATGACCGAGGTGTCGCCGTCCTCACCCCAGCCGTGCGCCCGGCAGATCGCGGCCGAGACGCGGACGATCGCCTCGACCTGGACGGCGGGCCACGGGTCCTTGCCGTCGCCGAGGTTCTCGCACTCGAAGCCGTAGAAGCGCGCGTTGCCGTCGGCGTTGGCCTCGTTCACCGCCGGGAGCGGCTTCTCGGCGATGACCGCCTGGAGGACATCGTCGTCACCCAGCCCGGCGTGGTTGGCGCGGCCGTAGCCGACGAGGTGGACGGTGCCGTCCTTGGCGATGACGCCGTGGCACAGCGGGCCGGGCAGTCCCGAGTAGCCGTCGGTGCAGATCTTGACCGTGGTTGCGGTGCCCTTGGTGACGGTGTGGTGGATCATCACGCCGTTCACGGGCCCCCAAGCGCCGTGTCCGGCCCGGTTGTGGGTGCGCCAGTCGCCGTGTTCTTGGACCTTCACGCCCTCGGCGCGCAGCTTCGCCAGGAACGTCGACGGGGTCAGGGGAGTAGCCAACATGCCTCCAGACATGAGAAACGCCCCGGCCTGGCAGCGCGGGGCGATGGACGGGTGAGGGTCAGCCGATGCGCCAATAGAGCATTCGGGTCTGGTTGCCGCCGCGGAGGATCGTGTCGCTCGCATGGGCGGTGTTCTGCGCGAACTGCAGCGTGACCGAGCTGTTCGTGCCGTCCGTGGCGAAGGTGCCGCGGTCGTAGGCCGAGTGGAACCGGCCGGGCGGCGAGGTGGTGTCGGTGCCACCGGCGATACGGGCGGTGGTGTTGCCCGGCCGCCGGAAGATGATCAGTGATCCGGTGTCGGCGGACGTGGTCGCCGCAGACGCCGCGTACCCGGCGGTGAACGAGGCGAGCGGGGCGCCGGGCGCGTTCCACGCCCACTTGAAGTCGCCGCCGTCGACCGCGCTGTAGGAGATGAACAGCTCGTAGTGGAAGAGAGCGTTCGGCTCCGGCGTGAACGTGATCTCCGAGTTGACCAGCGTCGTGGAGTTGGTCACGGTCTGGTCGTTCTGCTGAATGATCAGCCGGGCATGACGGGCGTTCATGTCGTCGGCGGTCATCGCCTGCCCGGCGAACCACTGGGGAATCGACACAGCACCTCCTACAGGGCGACGGTGGCGGGCTGGGCGAGTGAGACGGCAGTGCCCGCGGCCTGCGCCTTGACGACGGTGTTGATGCTGCGGGTGACGGTCATGCGCTGCGGGGTGGTGATCTCGAAGTTGTCGTAGGAGACCGTCACCGGCAGCGTGTTGGTGTTCGTCGAGGACAGCGTCGAGCGCGCCCCGACCGAGCCGGCCGCCGTCAAGGACGTGTCCGTGACCGTTGCCTGCCACTGCTCAGGCTCGGCCTCCGAGGCGCGCCAGCCCTTGGCGCGCAGCGTCGTCCCGTCCAGCTGGAAACGGATCGTGTAGAAGGTGCCGGCCGCGTGCACGCCCGGCACGGTCACCGTCAGCAGGTCCGTCTGTGTGCCGGCCACACGCCGTTGGATGACCAGTTGCAGCGTCTGTGTGGTGGTGAACCCCAGTCGTGCCGCGTACAGGTTGTTCGCGTCGACGTAGCGGGCGACCAGGTGCAGGAACTGGCTGCCGCCTGCGGCGAGGGCGCTGGTGGCGCCGTCGACGCGCAGGTCGAGGTCGGCCGCCGGGGACGGGGTGATGGTGTAGCGGGAGGCGTTGACCGAGGTGACCGAGTGCTGGCCGACGCTGCCGTTGGTGGAGAACTCCGACGCCGGGGCGTTCGCGACCGTCCACACGGCGCCCGAGGACGATGTGCCCCACCCGTTGGAGGTGGTGCGGGCGAAGTCGTCCCACGCGTATGGCGCGCACGCGGTGACGCGGACGGTTTCCCCGCCGAGCCGGACGTCGAAGGGGAACTGCGCGGCCTTGAGGTTGGGTGCGGTGGACAGCCCGGTGGAGATGATCCACGGGGCCCGGGCGAAGATGCCGTCGGGCGGGGTGTGCACCACCAGGCTCGTGGCGGAGTCGGTGACAGCGGCCACGAGCTCACTGGCGGACGTATCGAGCCGGTTGGGCAAGTTCGGTCCCGCAGTCGCTTCCGAGGCAGGCAGCTGGGCAACGATCCACGGGGAGCCCGGGGAGGCGTTCAGCACCACGTCCCAGTCGTTGGGGTGGCCGATGGTCTCGGTGCCGCCCTCGGCGATCAGGTTGATGGTGTCCGGCGCCATCCAGGGCGGCGGGGTGGAGACGGTCATCCGGTCGCCCAGGTACAGGCCGGTCATCTCATCGGCCAGGTCTGGATTCTTGGCCAGGTCGATGCGCACCGACGGGTAGCGGTCCTCGTCCACCGTGCTCAGGTGGACGCGCCAGGCGGCCATGTCGGGCAGCTGCTCGTCGGTGGCGACGTTCAGCTGGATCCTCTCGTCGTAGACGCCGATGCCGTCGGGGTCCTCGGCCGGGTCGTTGATGTTGTTGGGTCCGGTCGTCTTCGAGTACGTGTACTCGCCGCCGTCGACGCGCTGCGCGGTGATTTCGTTGCGGACCTTCTGGTCGTCGTCGGTCGGCTCGAACGGCTCCGAGACGTCGCCGGCCGTGTAGTCGAGGGCGATGAGCGTGCCACCGACGTGGACGTGTTTGGTGTACGCCTTCCACACGGTGCCGTTGATGTAGCCCGTGCCGGTCATGGAGATGGTGTGGCCGTTGTCCGTGACGCGCATGGTGCCGTACTGCTGGCGGCCCTGGAGCTGGCCCACGTCGTAGATGGCCGTCGAGTTGGTGGCCGCGTAGCTGGAGTCCATCGACGCGAACATGAACATTGGGAACCGGCCGTAGGGGTTGTACGGGCCGGAGCAGATCGACAGGGCGTGTTCGTCGGCCGTCATGAAGATCATGCGGCCCAGCCAGCCGGTGTCACCGAACATCTGCACCAGCTCGTCGCGCTCGTGCTCGAAGCTGGAGTAGGTGTCGGTGCCGCCGATCCACCGTGACGACGACTGCCACACCAGGACCTCGGCGCCGCCCGCGTTCGAGGTCAGCAGGTTCTCGAACCACGTCTTCTGTGCGGTGCCCAGCAGCGTCTTGGACGGGCCCTGCGGGTCACTGTTGGGGTCGCGGAACGATCGGCTGTCGGTGGCCACGTACAGCACCCGGCCGACTTGCCACGACTGGTAGATGCCCGTTGAGCCGCCCGAGCCGAGGGGGTAGTGCGGCACCCACTCGCGGTAGACCTGGTTGGCGGCCGGGTTCGAGGCGGTGGTGCGGTTGGAGTCGTTGCCGCCGTAGTCGTGGTCGTCCCAGATGTAGGTGGACGCCACCGACCGGAAGAACTGCGACTGCCGTGCGGCCGGGTTGACGAGGGCCCCGAAGTTCATGTTCTCGAAGTAGGCGGTCCGGAACAGACTGACGTCGTTGGCGGAGATGTTCCGGTAGTGCAGGTCACCCAGGTGGGAGAACCACAGCCACTGTTCGGCTGCGCCCTGCTCGCGCATCGTGTCGAAGACCGGATTGTTCGACACCGCGCTGGTGATGTAGGAGTCGTTCCCGACGCCGGTCAGGCCCGCGTCGCCGGCGGCGCCGAAGATGTACGAGACGCGTTCACCGATAGCGGCGGGATGGGTGAGGAACTGCGCCTTGAAGCTGGGGTTCAGGGCGCCGTCGTCCACGACCACCCAGTAGCGGGTGCCCGGGTCCAGGCCGGTCACGTTCCAGTCGATGACGTTGTGGGCTCCGGAGGCGACGGGCCCGAATGAGACGGGCCCGCTCATGGCTTCGTTATCGGCGACCAGCAGCGTTCCGGAACCCGCCGCCGTCAGGCGGGCCTTGACGCGCGCGGTGGTATCAGTGGTAGCGCCGATCCATACCGAGGACACATCCAGCGCCATACGGTCACACCCCCTGGTTGTACTTCGAGGCCCTGGTGCGGTACGCGAGCCCCACTGTGTCGCGGGACTCGTACAGGGAGCCCCCGTCGACATCCGCAGCGGACTGGAGTAGGTCGAGGAAGGCGCCAGGCTTCTGTGGACCCATGGCGGGGGTCAGGTCAAGGTCGCCGTTGACCATCAGCGGTACACCCTGCTCGGCGCACACCCGCTCGATTCGCCGCCCAGCAAGCTCGCGCACATGCCCGGTGAAGGCCCGCCAGGTGTCGATAGCTGCGGGGGCGTCGGGCCCCCAGTAGATGAGGTGCCCGAGGACCAGGGCGTCAGAGGTGATGGTCGTGCTGGGAGTGGTGCGGTCCTCGAGGTTCCACCGGTACGTGATGGTTTCCACGGCCCGGTTTTGTACGGCGTGGGTGCCGCTGTCGCTGATGGCGCCGTCGACGATGACGGCCCAGTCGCTTCCGCCGGCCCCGTCGTCGGTGACGGACAGCCGGATCATGTGCGGGGAGGCGTCGGCGATGCCGGCGTCGTTGATGGTGGCGAGCAGGGTGGAGGAGGAGGTGGTTTCTCCTCGGTCGGTGACGCGGAGCTGGATGAGGTCGAAGACGTTGTCAAAGCTCATCAGCCACTCGCGGACCGGGTCCGAGTCCGTGCCTTGGCCGGTGTCGACGATGGTGAGTCCTGGGGTGGCGCCGTCACCTCCACCGCTTCGGTAGTGGTCGACGGCCCATGACGTGATGTCGTGGGCGGCGACGCGGGCGGTGAGCCGGCCGGTGGTGTCGTCGGGGAGTTCCACAACGGGGTCCAGCCACGCGGCCAGGCTTCCCTTCCCCCAGTTCGGCTGCCCCTGGTAGAACGAGCCGGCCTCACCGATGGCCCTCATCGGTGAGCCCCCGCCGACGATTTCCGTGCCCTGGATCGCGGTCTCACCGTCGGTGAGCGGCCAGTAGGCGAGCGGGCTGTGTGCGTCGACGTGGCGGCGCAGCGGATCACGCAGCGGCTTCCTGCCCTGCGACAGGCGCCGTCGAATCCCGTTGGCCTGGACGGTGGTGTACACGTCCTTGCCGGACACATCCCAGCGGGTCGGCCAACTGGAGATGTGCCCCTCGAACCGGTCGACCACAAGGCCGCTGGGCGTGACCAGGTCGACCCGTACCGGGGTGTTCAGGCTCAGCAGCCCGTACAGGTCGCTGTTGGGGTTCTTGCGGGAGTAGCGGCCGAGGATGGTCGGGGCGGCCTTGCTCTGCCCGTTGTTGAACGTCAGCGGGCACTTGGTGGTGTCGGCCGTGGACGCCCAGTCCTGCCGCCCCCACGTGATGGCGATCTGAGTGCGGGCGTACACGTCGAGCGTGACGTCCATCCAGTCGCCGCTGACGTACAGGTAGATGGTGGCGACCAGCGGCGTGTCGGGGAACACCACGTGCGTCTCCTAGCTGCCGAAGGTGTCTTGCACGTCGCCGCCGCCGTCGACCGCGACGATGTGCCGGATCAGCTTCTTCACCGCCTCGGGGCCGTCAACGACCAGGCGCACGGTGACCTGCGCGCCGCCGGCCGGGGAGGCCATGAGCGGCCTGGTGCCCGCGGTGAGCGTCCCGGATGGTCGCATCTGCTCGGGGTCGACCAGCTTGCCGAGGGCTCTGTTCATGGCGGGCGCTTCTTCCTCGGCGCCTTGGAGGATGCCGGGCGGGATCCAGCGGCCTACGACGTCTGCCATGACCTTGGAGGGGCTACCGATGCCGAGCGCGTCGGCAACCGGGCCCGGCAGCATGTCCTTGGCGAAGCCGGACACCTTGTCCCACAGCCAGCCGCCCATGGATTTGATGCCGTTCCACAGGCCGCGGATGACGTCCTGGCCCTGGCTCCACAGCAGGCTGCCCAGATTCCCGACCGCACTGCCGATCCGACGGGGCAGGCCCCTCATCCAGTCGACGAGCCCGAGCGCCTGGCGCACGGCCGCGTCCTTCATGTTGCGGAACCAGCCGGCCACCCAACCGGGAATCTGGGCGAGCCAGCCTACAGCGTCCAGCACGTAGCCGACGGCGGCCTGGATCTTCTGCCAGACCCAGTTCCAGATGGCGCCGGTCCACTCCTTCACGGTGTCCCAGTTCGCGATGATCAGCGCGACCAGGCCGATGATGGTGGCGATGACCCAGCCGACCGGCCCCATAGCGATCAGCCACTGTGCGGCCATGACCGCCGCCCACGCGACGGCCTTTACGGCCATGAGCAGGAACTGCGCGGTGGACACGAGGGCGGCGCGGACGACGGCGGCGATCCACGTGCCGATCGAGACCAGTGCGGATCCCGTCCAGGCGGCCGCGGTGGTCAGCGCGGAAGTCACGGCCCCGGCGGCGATGCGCAGGTAGGCCATGAGACCGATGCCCATCATGCGCAGCCAGTTGCCGATGACGCCCCACGCGGACGCGCTGATGATGGCGTTGGCCCCGGCAACGATGGAGGCGATGGCCGTATAGGCCATCATGGCGCTCTTGACGATCAGCACGGTGACGGCGAGGCCCGACAGCACGTAGGCGAGCGGCTCGAACACCGCCTGGTTCTCGGTGGCGAACTGGATGAACGTGCCGGAGACTTCGGACAGCTTCTGCACGGCCTGTCGCTTGAAGGACTCCAGCGCCGATGCCGGGTTGTCGCCCACGGTCTTGACGAGCTTGTCTGTGGATCCGGCGGCTTTGTCGATGCCGGTGGCTGCCGCGGCGCCAGCCGGGTCGAGGGCGAACAGCGCGTCACCCATGACGGTGCCTGGGTCACCGAACAGGGCGGTGGCCGCGTTCAGCTTGACCGTCTCGTCCTTGGTTCCGCGCAGGGCGTCCAGGGTCATCTGGAGGGCTTCCTGCCCGGACTTGCCGCCTTGGCCGATCTTCGCGGCCATCTCGTCGGCGTCCAGCCCGATCGACTTGAAGGCGTCCTGGACGGTGGTGCTGCTGGACAGGGTGAGTTCGCCGAACTGGCCGATGGCGTCGGCGATCTGGTCGGCGTCGCGGGCGCCCGCTTCCAGGCCCTGAGCGAGCAGGGCAGTGGCGGTCTGCCCGTCCAATCCGATGCGGCGGAACTGCGTCGAGTACTCGTTGATCGTGTCGAGGAAGTCGTCGCTCTTGTTCGCTGCGGACTGGAATCCGGCGGTCAGGATGTCGAACGCCTCGGTGGCGTCGTCCGCCAGGCCGGTACGGATCAGCTGCCCCACGGCGGCGGTGGTCGGGCCGACCTCCTGGTCGAACGTCTCGGCCAGCGCGAGGGCCTTGGTGGTGACGCCCTCCAGTCCGCCCTCGACTTCGCTGACGTCGCCGATGTTGTTGTAGACGCCGCGGATGGCTTCGTTGACGGTCTGGACGGAGTCGCCCCATGCCTCGCCGTACACCTTGGCGCTCACCTTGGACAGCTCGGCCGCCTCGGCCGGGCCGACCCCGAGCTGCGCGGCGAGCTTGGAGTTAGCGGCCTCCATGTCCAGGTTCGCGGCGACACCGACGCCGAGCGCCGCGGCGACGCCGGCGCCGATGCCCGCGGCCGCGGTCTCGAAGTTCTGCTGTGCGGAGGACAGCCCCTGCTCGGTGTTGTCCCTCGCGACGAGGTTGAACACCAGCGACGTATCGCTCACAGCACCCCCTTGGTCAGGGGGTCAGCGCCCCGCGTTTTTCAGCCGCTCGTTGGCCTTCTCCTGCGCTTCCGCATAGGCGTCGAGCCAGGCGAGGATCCGGTCTTCCTGCTCGACCGTCATCAGGTCCCACTCCCAGGGCCGGATGTGCAGCAGGTGCGCGGCGTCGCCCAGCCGCTTCAGCCGGCGACTGGCAGCTCCGCTTTTCCCTCGTCGTCCGGGTCCTCGTAGGCCTCGGCGATCTGCTCGTCGAGCTTGCCCAGGACAGCTGCCGCCTTCTCTCCCGAGACCGTCTCGGAGACCTCGGCGCGGATCATCAGCAGCTCGCCCTTGGAGTACTCGAGGGTGAGCTCGTCCCACGCGAAGTCGACGTCCTCGAATCGGGTCGTGGGGTGCTCCCGCTTGAGGTAGACGAACAGCAGGGCACGCCGGCACAGGCTGTTGCCCGCCACGACGTCCTTGGTGAACTCGCTGTAGTTGCGGTCGGTGAGCCGCTCCAGCTTCTCCCGCTCGGCGCTCATGAGCTTCTTGGGCTGGTACTTCCAGCGCCGGGGCTCTTCGCTGCCTTCCGGCTTGTAGACCAGGTACACGCGTCCTCGCTTCCTATTCGGCCCGGTTCGCTATGCGCCTGGCCATGTCTTCCATCGCCTGCTCGACGGCTTCCTTGTAGCGGCCCTCACGGCCCTTGAAGGCGTCATCGAACCAATCGATCTTTCCGGTCTGGGTGACCCACCGCTCGCGGTCGCCCCACACCGGGTGCCGCCATCCGCCCGCCCTGTTCGTGCGCTTGGGCGCGTTGGGGAAGCCGCGGACGTTCTTCGTTTTGAAGGCTTTCACCCGGGCCCCGGACCAGCGGCCACCCAACTTGACCTCGGGCCGGATCTTCCGGGCGATGCTCGTGCGCAATGCGGGCGCCGTCGGCATGAGGCCAGACGTCGGCATGGCCATGATGCTGTTCTTGGCCTCGGTGGCCCCGGGCTTCAGAGCCTCGCGCATGTTCTTCGCGAGGTCCTTCCGCAGCTCCTTGCTGTCCGTCTCGGCGCGGATCGCCCGCACCAGGGCGGCCAGGCCCTCATGCGTCTCCACACCGAGCGCGAACGGTGGCCCGTCGGCCATCAGGACGTGGCGCGGGAGACGGCCCCCGAGGTGGGGTAGGTGACGGACACCGTGGCCTCGTCGCCGAGCGACCCGGTGATCGGGTTCCAGGACTTGATCAGCAGGTTGCCGGTGTACTTCGGGTTGCTGGCGGAGACGGCCCCTTGGTCGGCGCGCACCTCGAACGGCACGACGGTGCCCAGCAGCGGCCACATGATCGAGTCGAGTTCGGTGTCAGCGAAGTCCTGCAGGAACTCGATGCCGAGCTCGCCGCTCTTGAGGCCACCGAGGACTTCCTTCCAGCCCAAGCTGGCGTAGTTCGTGACGTCCTTCTCCTCCACCTCGACTGCGATCTCGGCCTTCTTGGTGAACTCGTGCAGGACGTTCGCGTTGATCGACAGGTACTCAGCGAGCAGGACCATCTTGGGCACGGCGGGCCCCCTTTCAGGACAAGACGCGGGGCCCGCTGTCGGGCCGGTCTGGGTGGGTGCTGTTACTGGATGCCGAGCGTGGCGGCGAACATGAACGACGGCGTGGTCCCGGTGACCGTCCAGGCGACGCGCCACCAGGTATCGGTGATGGCGCTGCCGTCCGTGCGCAGGGCCTGCCCGCCGGCAGCGGTGGCGGCCGCGAACGTGAGCCTCGTCGTGGGCGCGGCGAACGTGTTGTCGGCGCTGGATTCGACGCGCGCCGTCAACGAGGGCGTGGTGCCGGACACCGACAGCACATGCAGCGCCGCATACAGCCGCGCGCCGGCGGCCACGGCTCCGACCTCAAGCCCGGTGCCGGTTCCGGTGGCGGTGCGGGCAGTACCGGGCGGGTGGGCGAACTGCCCGCGCACCAGGGGCCAGCTGCCCTTCGCGGTTCCTGCCCAAGGAGCGATCTCGCCGACGGTGTCCAGCAGGGTGTAGGTGGAGCGCAAGGCGCTGGTGAAGTAGGCCAGGCTGCCCACGGCAGCGCTGTTGTTCGCGCTGATCGACCAAGGGCCGACGCCGCCGAGCTGGGACCAGGATCCATCGTCGACCTTGCTCGGATCGCCCGCTTCCCACTGCCCCTCGCCGGAGATCTCGGCGGACGCGAGCCCGCCCATGACCTCCTTCCAGCCCTCGGAGCCGTAGTTCGTGGCGTCCTTCTCCTCGGCCTCACTGGACAACTCGATCTTGTTGGAGTTGCCGGTGAGGTCGACGGCCACCGCGAAGCACCGCACGTTGGTGAGGATCGTCTTACTCATCGCCGTCCCCCTTCACCCGGCTCTTGCGGCTGGTCTTGCGGGGAGGGTCGACGACTTCCTCGGCAACGCCGGAGGCGACGAGGTGCGCGGCCTGCGCCGTCGGCAAGTCGATCTCGTCTCCCACGGCCGGCCACGGCTGGCCACACAGCAGCGCGCCCTGCGGGGCCGCTTGGAGAATGCGCAGTTTCATCAGGTGCTCCCGTCTCCGATGACCTTGAGGGCGAGCTCGGCGCCTACGTAGCTGGCGCCGGCGTGCTCGTACCAGCGGTACGCCTGCACGCGCTGCAGGTGCAGGTCGTCGGCCAGGCCCCCGAGGGCCAGCTCTCCGGGCGCGCCGCGGGCGGCCTCGATGGCGGCCTTCAGGGAGGCCGGGCCCGCCCCGGACAGCAGCGCGTCCAGGATGCGCTGTGCGGACCGGTCGTCGGCGCGGCCGGCCAGCACGCGGCAGGTGAACAGCAGCTCGTCGAGCTTGCGGCCCATGGTGCGGTCGTAGTTGACCTCGACCTCGGCGACGAAGAAGCAGGGGGCCACAACCGCGTCGGGGACGTAGCCGGTGCACACCAGTTTGCCGATGCCAGTGGGGAGCTCGACCGCGCGGGCGGCGTCCGCGATGGCGTCGCGTACCTGGGAGATCTGCACAGCCCGCCCCCTTATCCGAAGCCGGGAAGGATGTACGGCTCGATCAGCGCCCACACGTCCGGGTCCCGGCGGGACAAGTTGCGCACGCCCCACTCGGCGGAGCCGATGATGCCTTCCGGGGAGTCCTTCCGCTTGTACAGGCGGGAGGCCTGGATGTACGACGCCTCGGTAATGTCTTCCGGCTCAGCCGGATAGCCCCACCGGGTAGTGATCCGCACGCGCGAGTTATACGTGCCCCAGCCTCCCGACCGCAGCAGGCCGGTGATGGGCTCGCCGTCGGCGAGGGCGTTGTCCGGCTGTGTCTCGTACCCGGCGATGACCGTCCAGGACGAGGCGCCGCCGACTTCCACCACCAGGTCGTCGATGTTGCCGATGTCGTCGACCAGGAGCAGGTCGCCGTCGGCCTCGCACACGACCCGGCCAGCGAGGCGGTACACACGAGGGGTGGCGGTGTCGTCCAGCCAGAACCGGCGCCCGGTCGCCTTGTCGATGACACGCGACGAGGCGGCGAGCGCCGAGTCCAGCAGCGCGTCCCGGCTGGTGTCGTCGGCCTCGATGCCCAGCCGCGTCTTCAACGCGGCCCGGGTTCCGTACTCGTGGGCCACCGCGCATCACCCAGCCGGGGGTGCGGCCGCGGTCTTCTTCGCGGCCGTCTTCTTGGCCGGCGGCTTGCCTGCGTCGGCGGTCTGCTGCGGTGTCGAGGTGCGGCCCTTCGGCTCCTTCTCCGGCTCGCTGTCGGGCTCGTAGCCGTGGTGCCTGAGCTGCTCGTCGACCTGGTCCACCCGGTCGATCTTGCCCTGCGCCACGTAGCTTGCGCGCTCCCTCTTCAGAGCCGCGATCATGTTCTCGTCGCGTGCCATGGGGATCGTCCCTCCTCAGAAGACGTACAGGTCAGCGGTGTTGGTGACGTTGGTGTTGGCGGAGTACGTCAGCCGCAGGTACCGCCACGGCTGGTTCGGCCGCAGGATCTTCAGCGTGGTGCCCGCGGCCGTGAGGTCGAACGTGGCGACAGCCCCCGTGTCCGGGGTAGCCGGGTCCGCGTAGGAGACCGGGAACCAGTTGGCGCCGTCCGCGCTGCCCTCGATGGCGTAGGTGCACGTCGGGGTCGCGCCGACCGCCGTGGTGATGGTCAGCAGGGCCGGGCCGGTGGCGGCGCCGCGGTCGATGACGTTCGTCGACTCGCCGTCGCCGGTCTGCTCGTCCGACAGGCGGGCGCTGTTGGGGTAGCGGTCGCCGCCGAGTGCCTGAAGTGTCGGCATCGTGTGGACCTCCCGTCCGTTGTGCCGTGGTGGTCCGCGCGGCCCGGGGAGCCGGCCGGGCCGCGCGGGTGACGGTCAGAACGTCGGGGTGATCAGGCCGGTGCCGCCGACCTTCTGCATGCCGTTGGCGTAGCGGCCGAACGTGTACGCGAAGTAGCTGTACGCCACGAGCAGCACGCCGAGGGAGGCGGCTGCAGCCTGCTCGGCGCGGATGAACAGCGGCGCGTTGGAGTCCTCCCACAGGTGGCACTCCGAGGACGGCACCACGTAGATCTCGTCCTCGTTGGTGCCCGCGCCGAGGTTCGTCGCGATGTTGTTGTCGACGATGACCTCCAGCCCGCAGGGCAGCACGCCGCGCGGCCCGGAGGCGTACATGCTGGACGAGTTCGCCGTGCCGGCCGCCTGCACCGGGACACCAGTCCAGTTGATCATCGGCCAGGTCGAGGACATCTGACTGGACAGCCAGTACCAGCGGCGCGAGTGCATCACCGCGTGCGTCGGGCGGCCCATCGCCAGCAGCGCCGCCTCAACCCCGGCGGTCGCACCCAGGATCTTCGGGTACAGCTCCGCACCGGTCGGTGTGGCGTCAGTGTAGGCGTTGGCGTTCGCGACGTTGGTCAGACCGTTGGTGGCCTGGTTCAGCAGGGTGCTGTCGATCGTGGTAGCGACCCGGTTGAACAGGTCCTGCATCGTGACGTCCTCGATGCCGGTGCCGCGGTCAATCGCTTGCCGGGACACGGTCTGCTGGCCGGCTGCGGTCTGCACGTTCACCGTCAGCAGCGTGTCGTCCATGTTCGTCTCAGACACCGCCGCGTTCTCCGACGCCTGCAGGGCCGCGGACGACGACGTGGTGATCCGGGAGATGTTCACGGACATGCCGGATTCCGGCAGCGGGTGCCGGTTACAAACGTCCGCGAAAGGCCGCAGGGCCGCCGTCGCCGGCGCGTACAGCTCGGTGAGGTACTGCGGCACCGTCAGCCCGGCGAAGGCGCCCGTGCCGACCGCGCGCTGCATGTACTCGGCGCGCTCGACGCGCTCCTCCTGCATGTGCCGGGACAGGCGGTGGGAGGCCTCGACGTCCTGGAACAGGAACTGCCTGCTGACGTCCATCAGGAAGTTCTTGCCGTAGGGGTCCTGGTCCTTGCGGTAGGTCCGCTCCTCCTGGCCGACGCGGGCGACCTGGTCGTAGGAGGGCTTGCGGGTCTGAGTCTCCCGAGACTCCTTCTGCTTCGCCTCCCGCTCCATCTCCTCGGCCTTGATCTTGTTGGCGTTCGCCAGCTTGTTCTCGATACCGGCGATGTCGTTCTTCGCCTGGTCGCGGGCGGCGAACAGCTCGGCCACGCGCTGGTCTTCCTCAGTGCTCAGGTTCGAGCGGCCGTCCTGCTGCGCCTTGTCCAGGATGAGCTGGATCTCGGCGCCGCACTTCTTCTGCCGCTTGTGCGCGGCCTCAAGCTCAACCTCGATCGCTGCGATCAGGTCGTCGATGGTTCCGGGCATGGGAGTGTTCCCTCCGTACAGATGGGTTGAGGTGGGTGCAGCAACAGCGGGGCCACGGCCCACCCGGGTCATCTGCCGGGCGGCACAGGGCCTGCCTCCGGGCGTCTGCCGGAAAGCGGGCTGTGTCTGGTGTGCTCAGTCCTCGTCGGCCTCGACGAGCAGCTGAGTGCGGAGCATGGAGATCGACCGCCCCTCGGCGGCCGGGGCCGTCGCGCGCGCGGGTGCCGGCATCTGCGGTACGGGCGCGGGGGTGACGGTCATGTCAGAGCGCTGAGCGAGGCGGGTGTAGGCCTCGCGGGCGACCAGCGCGGGCAGGTTGGGGATGAGGTCGAGGAACTCGCCGGAGCGGGCGGCGATCGAGGTGTGCGGGTTGGCTCCGTAGGTGACGGGGCCGACGTCGCCGCGCTCCAGGTCGAACGCGTTGATGCGGTACTCGGTGTAGTCGGGGCTCCACTGGCCGCTCGTGATGCGGAACATGAAGCTCTGTTCCCTGACGTCCTCGTCCTCGATGGCCTGGACGAGCAGCTGCACGTCCGCCCGCTTGGGGTTCAACCACGCGCGCTGACCGAGGCCGTGGTCGTCTGCCCACAGCTTCAGCCGGTCGTTCCTGGTGCTCGCCATGGGGGTGCCCGCGTGGTTGAAGCGGAACACGACCTCGGGGTCGGCAGCCAGCGTGGCGTCGGCCGCGCCCTTGGAGACGATCTCCGTGTAAGGCCCGAACATGTCCCACATCTCGTAGCCGGCCTCGAACGCCGAGGCGTAGCCCTCGACCTCGTACCAGTCCATGCCGTCTTCGCGCGTGATCTTCTTCGCGCGCAGCTGGGACGTGAACCGGATCTCCGGAGACTCGGGCCGGTCGCGGGGTACGGCCATCGAGGTTGAGCCCGCCGCGCCGGCGCGGGCCTGGGCAGCCTGCTGCCGCAGGGTCGCCATGTCGGTCATGAGGGATTCCCTCCTGCTTGCGGGGTCGCGGTGGTGGGCGTCGGCTGAGCGCCCTTGCCGAAGAGCCGGTCGAACTCGGCCATCTGCGCCTCGGTGAACGGCGGCTGGTCGTAGAGGGCGCGCGCCTCGGATGGCGCCAGGGTGCGGGAGTCGATGCGCGTCTTGATGACGCTGGCCTGGGCCTGCGGGTCCATGCGCAGCAGGGCGGCCGCGTTCAGCTTGACGAAGCGGGGCCGGGAGCTTAGCCGGGTCAGTGCATCCTCGCGGCGCTTCACGGCTGGCCCCAGGGACATGACGAGGAACTGGAGGTTGCGCTGGGTCATGTTCGCGTAGGTCACCGAACTGCCGGACACCGAAGCGTCGATGAGGTCGGACGGGCAGTCGAAGAACCGGGCGATGTCGCCGATGCCGAATTGCTTCGCGGCGATCCAGTCGGCGCCCGCCTGCTCAGCCTGGATCATGTCGTAGTCCCAGTCGTTGCCGGTGACGAACAGATCCCGGTTCATCACGGCGGCCTTGAAGCGCTGCTTCGCGCCGTCGGCCTGTTCAGGCGTCAGCTGCTTGGCGGTGTTCTTCAGATGCGCCGAGGGGATCGCCCCGTTGCGGAACCAGTCCATGGCGAACTGCTGGATCGACAGGTACTCCGAGATGGACCACGCGGCGTAGGCCACCGGGGACAGACCGACCGGCAGGCCCGCCACCGTGTACTGCTTCTCGTGCCACACCTCGTGAGGCTCGTACTTGGTACCAGCGATCAGGTACGTCTTCTTGCCCTTGCGCATACGCACCGTGCAGTCGCCGATCGGAGCCAGCTCGATACGGGCCGGGAACCCGAGGCCATCCCTCGCGGTGATCAGCCCGATCGTGTTGCCCGCCCGGTCGAGGTCGAACTGACTGGAGTACATCCATTCCGGCATCTCGACCTCATCGCCGCCGGGGGTGATGAGGACGGGCGGCTTGGGCACCTCCACCTGGATCCCGTCGACCTTGCGGTACAGGTCCACGGGCATGGTGCTGATCAAGTTCGCCCGGAGCCGCAGGCACGCCCACACTGCGCTGTGCCGGAGCGCGATCTCGTTCGTCACCACCGCGGCCCCGCCGGACGTGCCGGGCCGGGGCGGGATCAGCTGGTCTGCGGTCGCGCTCGCGAAGTCGCGGCGGCGGAACAGGCTCACGTCCCACCGCCCTTCCGTCCGGTGCCCGCGGCCAGCAACGATCCGGCGAGGACCACGATTCCGCTGACGGCGAGCGCCGCCCACCCCAGCCACCGGTACACCCCTGCGCCCGCGCCGGCCGCGACGAGCAGCAGGCCGACGGTGTCGAGCGCGGTCGTCATCCGCTCGCGCACTACGCCCCCTCCTTCAGTAGATCGAGTCGAGTGGGTCGTAGTCCTCGAGGACGTGCGGGCCCCGGATGATGAGCGCCCACCGGGCGAACGTCGCCGCGCACAGCGGGCTGATGTCGACCAGGGAGTTGGTTCGGTCCAGCGTCCAGGCGTCGCCCTGGCGGCGCGTGCGAGCTCCGTTCACGGCGGCCGTGAGCGGCACCTGGTCGATGTGCCGCACGGTGCCCTGGTTCATCGCGTCGGCCAGCTGCCCGCACGCCTCCGTGATGTCTCCGGTCCGCATCACGGCCAGGTCGCCGCGCAACGGGTTGTCCTTGTCCTCGGGGACGTCGATGCCAGCCGCGATCAGATCGTCGAGCAGCGAAGCGGCCGGGGACCCCGAGGCGACCGCCACCGCTACGGGCTTCCACAGCGCGTGCAGTTTCACCATCGCGGGCACCACCCAGTCCGTGCCCGGCCGGTACGCGACGACCTCGACGTGCACCTTGCCGTCAGGCCGCAGCGAAGCCGCGCTGATCGCCGAGCGCTTGCGGTCCTGCGACACGTCCAGGGCCAGGGCGACGCTCGCGGAATCCGGCCGGCTGGCCTTGTCCACCAGGCCCGGCCATGCCGCCTTCGGCACGTTCGGGTCAGACGGCGGGGTCGGCTTCCGGGTCCGGTTCAGGTAGGCCCGGTCGAACTCGGCCGGGTCCATCTTCTCCAGCTCGGCAGCGATGATCTCCTCGGTCACCGTGTAGCCGAGCGCGGGCAGCGTTGCCCGCCAGGTCGCCGGGTCCGCCCGGTCCAAGTCCTCGGGGGCATACCACTCGAAGTACGCCGCGCGTGGCCGGACCGCGGCAGGGTCCTCGGCGAGCGCCGCGAACAGGGCCTCGATCAACTCGCGGCCCTTCTCCCGCTTCTTGTTCAGCCACACGCTCTTCGTGGTGCCGCCGGCCGACGCCCACCACAGCTGTGCCATGGCCCGGGTGAGCATGGCCGGACTGAACGCCTGCTCGAGGCGGTCATCCTCGTGCGCGAACGCCTCGTCGATGAACCCGAGATCCAAGGGCGGGCCGTGGCCGGCTTTCTCGGTGTTCGCGGTGATGCCCATGCGCGACCGCTTGCCGGGCCACAGGATCGCCTCGTTGCCGTTCGACTTCCGGATACGCGCCAGCCGGGCGAGATCCGAGCCGGAGATCTTCTCCCAGAACTCGTCTTCCCAGCGCTGCCGCGCCATGCCGCGGGTCTGCGCCGCGTACACGATGTTCTGCCGCGGCCAGGCCAGTGCCCGGTGTACCTGGGCACCCAGGGTCAGTTCGGTCTTGCCCTGCTGCCGGGAGACGGACAGGCCGACCTCGCGGTGGGCGAACAGCCCGGTGTCCGGGTCGATCTCCAGGGCGACATCCGACACGTACTTCTGCCACGGCATCGGCGGGGCGCCGAGCTTGGTCATGACCTTCCACAGCTTCGGCCCGAGCGACGGCCGGCCGGGATGACGCGGTGTCCCCCAGCGCGGCGGGCAGGTAAGCCCGTACCGGTCGTAGAGGTCCTCGGCGAACTCACTCGGGGGTGCCCAGGTCTCCGAGGTCGTCGTCATCGTCCGGCGCCCGTCCCTCCAGGATCTGGGCGAGCGTCTGCCGGAGCTCGCGCGCCAACTGAGGCAGCAGCCGGTCGTCCTGGGCGATCGGCTCGCCGCATGTCTCGCACTCGGCGGTCCGCGCGGCGTCGATGCGGCCGGCGAGAGCGTAGGCCAGCTCGGTCAGAGACGGCTCGACGCCGACCAGGTCCCCGAGCTGCTCAATGTCGCTGCGCACGGCATCCTCGACGGCCCCCATGCCGGCCCCCCTTCCATGATCATCCGGGGTCATCGGCCCGGGGGGAGAAAAATAAAAGCTGG